TTATGCTATTTGTCTTAATCCTTCTTCCAGTATATTCTTCGCCGCATTGATATCCCTGTCATGATTCGTTCCACAGACGGGACATATCCATTCCCTTACTGTCAGATTTTTCGTCTCTGTATTTTGGTATCCACAGACTGAACACAACTGACTACTGGCATAGAAGGTATCTATTTTGACATATTCCCTTCCATTCCATTTTGCCTTGTATTCCAACTGCCTTGTCAGCTCATACCATGATACATCACTTATTGACTTTGCCAGATGATGATTTTTTACCATATTCTTTATCTGCAAATTCTCCGAGACTATCACTTGGTTTTCGCTGATAATCTCATGGGATATCTTGTGAAGATAATCTTTTCTGGTATTTGTTATTTTCTCATGGCATAATGCTATCTTTTTCTTTGTTTTGTAGTAATTTTGACTTTTTTTCTCTTTATGGGCTAACTGCCTTTGCAGTTTTTCCAGTTTCTTCTCGTTTTTTCTGATAATTTTGGGATTTTCGTATTTCTTTCCACCAGAAGTAATACATAAATCCTTAATACCTAAATCGATTCCTGTATTTTGGGTTGTATGTGGCAGTTCCACATGTTCTGTTTCCACTAAAACCGATACATAATATTTCCCACTCGGCACTTGTGATATCGTTGCTGATTTTATCTGCCCGCTAAACTTTCTATGCAGTTTTACTTTTACGCCTTTTAATTTAGGCAATTTTACTTTGTTTCCATCGAAATCTACTGTTATGTTGCCATTCGTAAAATTTGTTGTATATGATTTATGATTATCATGTTTACTCTTAAACTTTGGATAACCTGCATGCTCCCTAAAAAATTTCTGATATGAACTGTCCATGTTATAAATCGCATTTGTTAAAGCAAACTTATCCACTTCTTTCAGCCATTCATACTCTTTCTTTAATTCCCTGTTGCAGTAATTATTACAATCTGTTTTGCTGACAGATTTTTTCTCTTTTTCGTATCTTTCTTTCCGATATGCAAGTGTCTGATTATACACAAAACGGCAACAGCCAAATGTTTTTTCTATCTGTACTTTCTGCTCATTATTGGGATATATTCTGTATTTATATGCTTTTAACATTCGCTGCCACCTTCTTTCTTAGCCTTGATTTTCGATATACTTTTTTAGCATTTCTTCTGATACATTTCCTACACTACAAGCAAAATAACCATCTGTCCAAAATGTATGTTCTTTCCAGAAATGCTTCCGCAAATAATTCGGATAGCGTTTCCATATATGGTAAGTCGTATAACTTTTCATTAGGTTTACAATTTTACTCACCGACATTGTAGGTTCAGTTTCTATCATGTAGTGAATATGGTCTTTGTCAGTTTCCATGTATTTGATAATAACTTTGTGCTTTTGACATATCTCATATGAAAACTGCTTTATATCATCTGATACCTGTTGCGAAACCAGTAATTTCTTCCTATATTTGCAGACGAAAATAATGTGGTATTGTAATAAATATTTGTGTCTGTTTTTAGATTTCCATGTTCCCATATCATTAGCATACAATAATTCTCAGCTTTTGGCTACCTTAACCCACCGTCTAAAGCCAGTGGGATTGCGGTAGCCTTATTTCAAACATTATCATCTCCTATTCTTGATTCTTCAGCCATTTACTTAGTTCCTTTTTTTTCTCATCATCCCATGACTCCATTGCTCGTGCAAAGGATATCATCATATCTCTATCAGATGTTTTAAATGTTGACATATCAATGCTTCTTTGATTTCTGGCCTCGAACATAACTCTATCCAATTCCTTTATTTCGCCATCATCCAAATTGTATTCATTGATAAGAATATTTCTCCATTCTTCCGGAGGTTTCCCTTTTCCATTCTCCACTTTTGACAGAAATGCCGATGATACACCTAACTGGTTCGCCATATCATAAAGTAACTTATTATTGTCAATTCTTATCTTCCGACAAAACTTGCCAAAACTATTTAACATGACTTCATCCTCCTATTCCTTCCTCCGTTTTTCTTCAAGATGATCATCTTCATCTCTATTATTAACCATTTAAGTTAATTTGTCAATCTCTTTTAGGAAATTTATTTTACTTTTCATCGCAAAAAGGAAGCCCCTGCGTCTAACAGAGGCTTCCAAGAAAAAAGGGGAAGTACAAAATAGCAACTAAAATCATCGGAACGGAAGGACTCGAACCTTCGCTTAGGACACAAGCCATTGCTCTCCCAACTGAGCTACGTTCCAAGGGGGAGGCAACAAGCTTTCGCCTGCTGCCTGGTGGGGTTCGACGTAAGCCGCCGGCCGTATGCCTTTGGCTTAATTCATGCTACCATAATATCACGGAAGTACCCCCTTCTAGTTACCCACTTTTATGCTATTTATTTAAATAATTTTTTAATATAGCCTCACATTCCTTTTCATCACAATCTTTTATCGTTTTTATCAATTGCAATAAATACGGCTTATCCTTTAAGGCTATTTCTACAACCATTAGATCCGCTTTTAGTTGCTCATCCCTTTCTTGTTTTTTATTCCATTCATACCACCGTATATACGCATAGGGTTTTTCATTCATAACATTTAATTCTCTGGAAAAGAGATACTCAAACTTAACATTAAAAAGCAATGCTAAGCCCTTGGCCTCAGAAAGTGACATTTTTCTTTTCCCTTTTAATTTATCCCATATTTCTTGGTCATTCTCCTGCCTACGTCCAAGCCCCATATGGTCACTGCAAGTACATATGCTATACCCGCTCTCTATTAATTCCGCAATAAGATTTGGATACTTAAATTCACTCAACTGCTGATTACTTATTTTTTTATATACCATGCGTCCTTCCCCCTATGCTATACGAGTTTTCTTTGCAAATAACTTACCGTATATCAGATCAAACGCTACAGTCATAAACTGCGTGCTGAGTTTCTGCTTACCAGCTTCGCATATCGCATCTTTGTGGAATTCGTTAAACTCTGCTTCACTCATTTTGCTGCATTTTTTCTGGAGTTCCAAGACAAAAGGTACAGCCTGATCACGAAATTCTGAATATGTCATCATGCCACCTCCCCGTAAACAACCTTGCATTTATTGCTGTTGCCATTAGAGAGCATAAGCTCGATCACAGTGGGATAGCCATTCTCATTCAACCACTCTTTGACCTTCTCCAGAACACCCCCCTTATACTGAACTGTAACACCATCATGACCATTCCGGCTGTAAGCCGTTCTCACAATCTCATCTGTAAAAATATCCAGCTTCTGAATAATGGCACTGACTGCTTTATCATGTGGTCTACCAGACTCGGAAAGAATACCTAACTCTTTGGCAATACCTGTGCAATCCCACAATTTTGGTTCGTCTGAAATCACTGGAGCATTAACTGGATAACCTGAATCAGAATAAATCCTCATTACTTCCGCAGCTATATATTTAGAATCCACTCCAGCATCATGTAATGCAGCTTTGACATTCTTCACCATCATGTTTACGGACGGCAGTTTTTCCTTCTTGAACTTGTCCTTCTTTGGCATCTCGTAGGAACCGGTCTTGCGAAGAGTTGGAAGGACCTCATCTGCGATCCAGTCCGTAAAAGCTTCTGCATTTGGCTTGTGGCTCTTGAATACCAGCTTATACACGCCGCTTTCTGTAAGAAAATTCTCACCCGTATTATGCAATTTTCTAAAGTCAACTTTATTGACTTTAGAATTCGTCAGCTTCACAACCTGCTTTTCATTCATTTTTGATACAGCCATTCTCACCGCACTTTCGCCCAATTCCAAACATTCGCCCACGTGATACGGATTAAACAATACCTGTCCATTCAGTTCAAATACTTCTACATCGTGTCCTTCAAAAATCATTAAATTCTGCATTGCAATTCCTCCTTGCAATTTCTGGCGGAATCACTTACAATACAAAGTGATTCCTGGGTTTACAGGTTTCAGGTTTTTGAGCAATCACGTCTGTCGCCAAACTTACCGTGACTGCTCTTTTTTTGTTTCAACTTCCGCTTTCACAAGCTCTACGATAATGTCAGTTACTGTTCTGCCTTCGTTTACCGCCAGATGCTTTAACTGCTTGTGAAGCTCGTCATCCATGATGAGCCCTACTCGTTTCATCAGCGTCCTCCTTTTAGTGTTATTTGTACTAATTTAGTTGCATATTAGCACTAATTAGTGTTTTAGTCAATACTTCTATTAAAATAATTGATTTTTAATGCGCTTTGTGAGATACTTAGTGCAAAGGAGGCATACATATGGGTTTTGGAACTGTTTTAAAAGACATACTAGCTGAAAAGAAAATGTCTATCAAAGAACTATCTCACATTACCGGCATACCACTTAATACCCTATATTCCATTACAAAGCGTGATACGGTAAATATCCGACCAGACACTTTGCAAAAAATATCTTGTGCACTAAATATTCCCAGTAGCCAACTGGTGGATTGTCTACGTCAAAATATCTTTGAAACACAAAAGGAGCTCGAGGATCTTCAAATGCGTTTAAAAGACGCAGAGCTTGCAGAAGAATATCGCTTGGAGTGTCGTGAACATCTAAAGCGTTATCTTTATGAGTTGACTAACTATCAATTTGATGATAAAGAAATCGATATTATATTATCCACCGCAGTTCTTTTAAAAAAGCCACCCACCACTGAGTAGGTGGCTTTTTTCTTGCTCTTTTCTGCAAAATATCACAAAACTATCGACTTGTAAATCCCCCTTGCAAGCCCTAAAAGTAGCAATTACTTCACTAAATAGCAATTTTATTAACCAAGCATTTTTAATATTAGACAACGTCTATTAGGTATACGCGCTTTTGTTTTTATGTAAACTTATCAAAATTACTATTTAGCTCACTAAAAAGAAAAATTATAAAATTTTTATAAACTATCTTTTCTGCGCCAGCAGATAGAAAAAATACCTCCTGTACTCATAAAACTGCCTTCGTCCTACCGGAACATCCATCCACTCATATGGCGTTCCTTCAGTCACGTTCTTTAAAACCCACTTGTAAATCTCAGGAGAGGCTTTTCTGGCGGTTTCCTCAATGAGTTTGATATCTTCCTGCATCATAGCATTTCGAACTGCTTCCTGGGCCGTAGAGTCACCTGACAGGTTACTCTTAGGCATGCCGTCATTCACTGTTGCCTTTAACCCATACGCATTCTGGAGCTTCTGCTTCTTTTCAGCGTACTGAATGCAGAAATACTTTAACTCGTTGTATTTTGCTCTTGAAATATTATAATCGCTTAGCTTTATATCCCTACGACATATTGTATCCATTGTCTTTCCCCTTTCTGTATCTCTTTCAGCTTTTCGATCAACGTAGTCCGGTTTGCCCGGCAGTCCCTAAAGAACTTTCCAGGCTCCAGAAGATACTCCTCATTTGCTCCATACCCTTCCTTGTATCTCATGCCAACACTGGCTTTCCAGTCATAAAGCATGGAGTGATACGTCTTGATAACGAAGCTTGTCCCATCCGGAAGATCATACCGATAATACCGCTCACCGGTCTCCTGGTTATCGATCCAGAGTGTCCAGGTTTCATACGCATCAATAAAAGCTGCTCTCTGGTCATTGTTCCTAAGCGGTGGAAGCTCTGGCTGCTTCGGTCTATCCTTTTTCTCTTCCAAATCTTCCAGCTCACACAGCATGGAAGCCAAAGCACCTACTTCCAGCTTTTGCATTCTGATATGCTCATCTGACTTATCAATGCCGGGAGTTCCCAGACATTTGCTAAGAAGCTGCTTCTTTCTCTCCAGCAACTCCCTCAAAAGCTCTATATCTGTACGCTCTTTCACTTCATCTTCGGAAGCCTCGTTATCCGTTTGCGACGTCGCAATCTCTTCCTCTGTCTCAGGGCGATCAGCCGAACTGTTGCATTCAAGCTTGCACTCCCCATGTTTGACACACTCCCAGCAGCACTCATGGGCGCAGTCTGTTCCACTTCCAGACCGGTGCATGTATTCTTCCGGTAAAGAGCACGCATATTCTGGGCGGTATAAGCAATGGCCCATTTGCTGCTTTTCGGCGGCTTCTACAGGTTCATTCCGTTGCTCATTGGCAGCAGTCTCTTCCGGAAGCAGTTGCAACGTCGCAATCTCCGCATCTTCCTCTTCCATCAGCTCTGCAACCGGTATTTCCTGGCTAATAGGCTTACCTGTCACCGCCTGGACCATATTTTCATCCTCTTCCACATCAAACAGCTCCGCCGTTGATGCTTCAAAGCTTTCCGTCCTCTCTTCCGGCATAACACCAGGGATATCTTTTAGCTCTGTCTGCCCAGGTATCTCTATGTAAGGGATCTCCTTTGGTCTTGCCATGTTCCGGATCTCCCGGACCGTCATATCCGGTGTGACCTGTTCCAGCTGCTCATCACTCATGCCAAGCATCTCCTGCAGCTGGCTCTTGCTGAAGTCCTTAAACCTATCATCTATGAGCGGACTGTTACCTCCCCTGGAAAACCTTGTGTTCCTGGTGATGTATCTGGATGTGGCAGAGGCACTGAGACCAAACCTGTCCATGGCATACTCATTAATGTTCTTATATCCTGCTTCCAAGTACAGCTCATTATCTCTGATATGTTTAAGGTAAAATCCCGTTGCGATCACACTGCGTACGGCTGACTGCAGGTTGGACCGGATAAATACCTCTGCATCTTCCAGAGATACATTCTGGTACCATTCCTCTACCTCACCGGTCAAAACCTTCTGATCCACTGCAAGGATCTCTGTTTTGTTCTTCTCTGTCTCCACTGTTATCTTCCCTCCCCCGTAAGCTGGCTGCGTACTCTCTCCAGGGCGATCGCATCATAGTCCGTATCACTCTGGGTAAAGTTATGAAAACAGTTCTTAGGACCTGTTTTAGGCGTATCCTGCGGTCTTGCTGAATCCTGTGTCCTGCTCAACCAGCCATTAATGAATTTATCAATGCCTCTGGCTGTCTTCCTGTTTTTCGGATGCGAGTCAAGCCAGCCGATCATCTTCCGGAATTCCTGGTCCACATCAACAGCCGGATAAAGCTGTCCGTACTTCTCTACAGAATCCCTTGATACCGGATAAAAGCTTCCGTCAAGTAACTGCAGCTCATACACGGTATCCGGGCAAGGACTGCTTTGCAGCTCCGCGCCTATCATTTTATTTTTTTTACTTTTATTTACTTTACTTTCCTTTATGTCATTTTTTCGGGAAGTATCGTTATTCTTCCGGGAATTATCCTCATTTTTCCGGGAAGAATGAAAAGAAGGGTTCACTTTAATAAAGGGTTCCGTTTCATCCGCTTCCAAAAGCCAGAAACCCTTTATTACCACCGGTGTCTTCTTCGCCCTCTCTTTGACCGCAAGCTGATACCGTCTCTGTATTCCGGGTGAGGTGAGGATAGTGTCCGACTTGAAAAGTGTGCTGTCCAGTAGTGACCGTTCAAGCAAGAATGTCAGCACCTGCTCTATGAACCCATCTGAGAGATTCAGGTCTGCTGCCAGGATGAACTTAAAATCATCGTTCCATTCCATGTAGTAGCCTTTTTTGTAGATCTCGCAGAGTAAATAGATATATACCGCGATCCCGTTATTGCCAAACCTAGCACGCAGGATCCGGATCTTATTATCCGTGAAAAAATCGACATCAAGAGGAAAGTAACTAAGACCTGGCTTCTGCTGTCTTGGCATTTTCCTTTCCTTCCGTTATCTGCTGTCCAGCCTCCCACTCTTTGTAGAGCTGGATCCAGTCTTCTAATCTCATGGTGACCAGCCATTCTGACCGGTCCCTGCGGTGGAACACAGTCGGCATCTCTCCGGTCCTGGCGTCCCTTTTGGACTGTTCCATGGCTTCCTGGAGGTTTAACCGTTCCACTCTCTTACATTCTATATGGATGCCTGGGAGACCGGTCACATCCGCATCACCGCTGGCACCGCAGAACTGCTGCCCTCTGCGGCAGTCATAGCCATGGTCTCTTAATCTTCCAGCCAGTTCCCGTTCCCCGCGTTTTCCTTTTTCCCGCTGTGACTTTCCCATAACGATCCCCATCTTTCTTTTAAAAGGGGCGGCGGTCAGAGACTTGGGTCATGCTCCGCCCCTTCAGGTACAACACCTCTGGTCATTTAATACCGTGACATATAAGACTGACCTTTAAGGTGGTAAAACAAGCTTTTACAGATAAATTTCCTTAACCGATGATTGTAATGCTGTTTCTAAGCTGCATATCCTGTTCTGCCAGGACAAGTTCAAAATAATCCTTGATCTTCCTTACAGCTTCTGTCTTCCAAAGTCCGCCCTCTGCTTCTACCAGCTTAAAGGCCGGAACCTCTTTGTCACCGATACGGAATACAAACTGGCTGACAGGCTGTTCGATCTCCTGGAATGTACGGTAAGGTGCCAGTGAGACCGGATTCGGTACGATGGCATCTGCCTTACTTGCCACGCCTACCGTCATGGTAGCCACCTGGGTACGTCCATCATCGGAATATGTCTGCTCATTCTTTCTTTCAATGTTTCCTGAAAGGCGGATCACTGCATCCAGATCAGGTGTGGGGACAAAATTGGCCTGCAGGCAGATCATAAAAGTTTCCTGGTCATACCACTGGTTAAAACGGAACTCCGAAGTCTGTGCTTCCGCTTCAAATAAAACTTCTCTCTTACGTTCCGCATCAAGAACCGACATCAGTCTCACTCTGGTAGGGCTGACCACATGAATGATCATCTTTCCGCCCTTCGTAAACTCATCCCTGCAGTTTACGATATAATCTGCCAGTGCTGAAAGAGTGGCAGCCTTTACAGGCTCCGCATAATTTTCTGTATCATATCTCTTCAGGGTCTTGTTGGCATATGTATGGCCACAGATCTCCACTATTTCTGCTTTTGCATTTTCTCTGGCAAGTTCTTCCACATGCTCCAGTGTACCTCTTAATCCTTCTAACATTTCTTCTCCTTCTCAGGCTCATACCTTCATCCTTCTTAAATCAATAGGGCCTTTTTTCTCTTCAAATATCTCACCGGTTTCCGGATCCACGCTTCTTCCTGCAGTCACATCCTCATATGCAGCCGGTGGGATCTCCTGTACCGGAGCAACCTGGGGAAGTCTGCTTCCCGGTTCGGACATATCAACACGCCCTGTTCGGACATCCTGTCCAACCAGGAACACGGTTTTTGCCTTTTTTAATCCGGCCAGTTTCGGTTTAACATTGTAGTCTATGTTAAGAGTTCCCTGGCCTACCGGTTTAAACTTGATATTGACCGTTATCTCTCTGGCTGCATCCGGATCCATGTTGGGATTCATGATATTTTTCCCTACCTGCTGAAGAGCAATCTTGAATTTTTCTGCCAGGTCTCCATTTCCAATGCTGTCAAATGTTATCGCCATGCCTTATTCACCTCCCTTCCCAAGCAGGCTGATCAGTTATTAAAGAACTCCGCTGCCGCATCCATCTGCGCGTTCTCTGTCATCAGCTGTTCCTGTGTAGGAATCGCTGCCTGCTCCTGTTCGGTCACAGACATGACCGGAGGTGCAAGAAAGGATGCTTCTTCATTTCCTGCCTCTTCCTCGCTGTACAGACCGGAGAAGTTTTCCGGGAAGGCTTCTCTCAATGCCTGGACCAGGGCAACCTTACGGATCATCGTGGCCGGTCTTTTCGACCACTGGCTATTTAAGCTGCCGTCCTTCTTTCTGGCGGCATACTCATCAAAGGAAACCTCCACTCGATAAGAGTGAGAACGGTCCTTTCGGAATACCTCCGCATAGCCTCCCACAAGTTCCTCATTCGGCAGTTTCAGGGTTCCCTTCCGGTAAACCAGCTCATCCCCCGAAAGGACGATCACACCCGCCTCAAATCCGTCAAAGCCCGGCGTTTTCTCCGCACGCTTCATGAATGCTTCTTTGCCGACTACCATCGTGGCCGGTTCATTTCCGTACTTAATGCAGTACGCTTCCTTTAACCAGGGATTCAGTCCGGCATACTTGCAGAGATTGATAAACATCACAATCTCCTGGATTGAAACACGTTCCTTATCTCCACTTACCAGATAATCGCGGACCGTCTGCGGTGTCAGAATAATCTTTTCTCCTGCGACCATGAATTCTGCTCTCTGCTCCATGTTCTGCTGTTTCTTTGCTGTCAAGCTGTTTGCTACTGCCATTTCTACATCCTCCTCTTACTGTTTCGGTACCGGCTCAAACCGGATGCCATTTTCTTTTAAAAATCCTTTTAACTTCATCAGCTGCTCCCTGGTGGCATAGACCCTGAAGTCGATCACATTGACCGGTTCTTCCACAGTCTCCATTTTAGGTTCTTCTGCCTTAACCGGTCCTGCAGGAGCTGTCTGTACGTTTTCCTGTCTTCCAGCCGCCATTACACTCTCAGCTGCAGCTTTTCTCTGCGCTTCCTGCTCTGCCTTTCTCCTTGCCATTTCTTCCTGGTAAAGCCTGCGGTTCTGTTCCTCTGCCTCCAGCTGGTTTCTTTTTGCCATGGCCGCGCCGATATCATAAGTCTCCAAAAAGATTTTCTTCATATCACCGGCATAAGGGCTGTCCACTTCATTTAAGACAGCCAGGCCCTCATCCACCTTCTGGATCAGCGCCAGGATCTCTTCCTTAATGGACTTCATGGTAGTGGAAGCAAGGGCATATCTTGGCTGCATCACACGTTCAAACGGAAGATACTTGCCAATGTCATGGATGTTATCCTCATAGAACTCTCTGACCTTGGCGGTTTTCTCCTCGCGCAAACGTTCCTCGTAGCCTTTGATCTGATCATCAATGTTGGCTGCTGCCTTCTGGATCATGCCTGTCAGTTCCTGGACCTCTTTTCCGAACTGTTCATCCGGCTCCAGAAGCTTCTTGCGGATACGGGTACGTTCCTTCTTTAATGCATCTGATACTTTATTTAGTCTGGCCCTGTCTTCCTTGGCCTTTTTGATCATGTCATTTGTATAAACAGAATTGGCATAGCTCTCTATTGCTGCTGCGATTTCTTTTTTAAGTTCGTCATAGTTCCAGTCGATCTTCTGGATAAAGCCCGCTTCCTGCGGGCTGTAGATCTTCAGTTCCATTATGTACGCTCTCCTTTTCCTATATTACCGGGAGGATCAGATCCGGCCTGGTACCCGTGACCACACAGTTCCAGAACTTCCGTTCTGCTTCCACCAGGCTCTCTATATCCTCCTCAACTTCTTTACGTTCAATAAAGTAATGTCTTGTCTCGATCCGCATCTGTTCTCCCTGCCCGCTTTTGATCTGGGCTTTCAGGACTGCAAAATCGTATTCCGTTACTGCCAGATAATGGAGTACCTGGCAGAAGTAATTATCAGGGATCTTGTCCCGCCATTTCTCCCACTGGGAACTCTGCAGGATGTTAGTAGTCTTGATCTCCAGGATCCCATGACGCCCGCTTTCGTCCACAAGCTCCCCATCCAGTGAGGCATGCATCCATGGATATGCCGAATTGGTAAACATGTTGTCCTCATCATAGGAAACTTTATATTCCGGATGATCCAACGCGAACAGCGCACGGAGATATTCTTCCGCCTCCGTTCCATACTGGACATAATCCTTATCGGAAATGTCTTCCGGAAGCACCAGTCCTACCTTTTCTTCCCAGAGCTGTACATTATCCTTATAAGGATTTAGCCCCACACAGGCAGCCGCATCCGAACCGCCTATATGGTTCTTTCTCCCCTGCAGCCACTCTTCCCGGCTGTTAAACAGCTTTTTAGTTACCATTCGTAAGCCTTTCCAATATCTTTTTCTTGCAGCGTCTCTCGGTCTCTTCTATAAATGCTGTCAGCATTGCGATTGCCTGCATATCATTATCAGTCATGCGGCTGATTGCTTCTGCTATGCCATCTGCTAAGCCTTGTACCATCATAGAACCCCTTAACCCTTTACCGCCGACTACGGCTAACTGAAACTGGTTCTCTTCTTTCATCTCTCCCAAACCGATCGCTACAATCAGACCACAGTCCTCGGTCTCTCCTGCTTCCCTGTTATCTACTACAAACTTCGCTTTTACCATCTTGCAATTCTCCTTCTCCCTCCGTATAATGAGGGTGTACAATTTTTTTGTTTTCGGACCTATGACAGTTGCCGCTGCCTGGGTCCTTTTTTATGTAATCTCTGCATGCCTGTAAGCGGCTTCTCTCCATGCACCGGTTCTTCTTTCTGCAGGTACCGCACTGGTCATTCCGCACAGCCATCACAGCACCTGGACCGCAAGCGCAGCCCCAAGCATCATGAAGATTATCACCCACATGCCACCGGCTATAAATGTCTCTGTGATACCTACCCAGCCCACAGCTTTCTTCTTAGGTCTGGTTGCCTGTACTGCCACATAGGACAGCTCCATGTCGGTCTGGCCGTCATAGTTCTTGATCTTTGCCATTACTTCTCTCTCCTTTCCAGATTTTATTCATATCCCGGTACACTGGATCCGGTAATCTGCTTTAACTTCTCCGGATAGATCTTGTACCGCCAGGTCTTAGTCCCTGTCTTTTGGGGACTTAATACCATTCCCAGATCCATGCTTCCATTGCGCATGTACTTTCTTACGGCCGCTGCCGACAGTCCCAGAAACGGAGCTGCATCTTCTGGTGAAAGATATCGTTTTTCCATGTAAACACCTCCTACTCTAACAGCTTCTCAATGGGTAAATGAGAACCGTTAATATGCTTGTTTTCCTTATCTCCATTATTTTTATCCCTAGACACTTGCTCACATATCTTGGCTTCAACCAAGAAAAAACGTTGTTTAAAGCATGCAATGTCTTATTGACCTTTATCTGGTGGACTTTCGGGGCTGCAAGCCTGTTCTTCTGGCCGCAATTCAAAGAATTCATCATCGAACTGCTTGGAAAGTTTTAAAATAAACTTTGTTAGTACGATCAAAGCATTAACATTTCCAGAATCTGCTATCTGCCCATGCGCGGACAGCAGATTTTTTGCTATCTGACATCGTATGTTTTTTCCTACGGATATTACCACCTCTCTCACCCCTTTTCTTCTAATGCTTCTGTTACAAATAGATAATCTCGTGTTTTCACATTTTTTCTTAGTGTTATACGTTCTGTACCGTCATCTCTGACATTTAGATAATCCACATAAAAATGTCGATTTTGTAATTTTTCTGTAATTTTTATGTAATATTTTTCTTGAAAAATGCATTTTTTTGTAATATACTACCGTTAGTAACTTTCGCTCGTACTACAACACCAAAGAAAGGAATCCATCAGCATGAAAACTTGCTTTATTGTTTGCCCCATCGGAAACGATGACACTGAAACCAGGAAGCGTTCTGACACTCTCTTTAAGCATGTAATTTCACCCGTATGTGATGAATGTAATTTCACTCCCATACGTATTGATAGAGAAAACACAAATGGTTCTTTAACAGACGAAATATTTAAACATATTTGCGAAGATGATTTGGTTATTGCAGACCTGACAGAAAATAACCCAAATGTTTTCTACGAAATAGGATATCGCGCAGCTCTGGATAAGCCCGCCATCCACTTAATGTCAAAAAATGCTTCTATTCCATTTGATGTTTCAACTATACGAACTTATTTTTATGATTTATCCGATTTAGATAATGTTGCAGAAATGAAAGAACGTTTAATCCAAACAATACAAAACATCGACTTCGCTCCTGCTGAATCTAAAACCTCAAATCAGCAAACTAGTAGCACTATGTTTAATGCACAACTTCTTCAAGAAATTTACAAAGTACAGGACAGCATCGCAAAATTAGAAAGTTCTATCAATGCTAAGGACTCTTCCATGATATCCGTTTTAGCTGATAAACTAATTAGCAGTAATGCAAAATCACCAGAAACAACCCTGATTGAAACATTACTTCCAAAACTGCTTGACAATCCAGAACAGTTTAATAAATTTACAGAGTTTGCCAATAAGCTTCCTAAAAAATAATGGTTTTCATGATATCTGCATAAATCATATCCAAATATGGTTTAGCGATACCCATTTGAAAGTCTGGTGAAACATTCTCCACACATACTGTCACGGAAAATATTTCGCCAGACTTTTCAAATCCAATTTTCCGCGAAAAATTCTTTGTTACTCTTTCTTCCATTCTTCTCACGCTCCTTTCTCTTTGCTTATTCGGATATCAGCTAATCCAAGAAGATATTCCATAGACACGTTAAATAAATTTGCCATGCTATGTAATTTAGAACTTGGAATATCTACGCTCTCATTTATCCAGTTATAATATGTCTTGGTCGTGACTCCAATTTCTTTGGCTAACTCTTCTTTAGTCATCTGTTTTCTTACTCTTTCAGCTTCGATATTGACTAACATGATACTCTCCTTTCGTATTTTGTATCATTTTCAGATACCTTACATCGTGATGATATATCAGTTTTTGGTATTTATCAAGCAATCAAGCTAAAAAAGTTACCATTTTTTGATACCTTTTCATTGACAGCATGTAAAATATTTCATATAATACAAACACAAGGAGGAAATATTATGAAACTAGGAGATCGCCTTATTCAATTACGAAAAGAACGGAATTATACTCGAGAAGCATTTGCAGAAATTCTTGGGATATCTAAATACACATTAAGAAATTATGAATTGGGCATAACAGAACCAGGACATCTATTTCTGGTCAAAGTCGCTGATTTATTTAACACCACCCTTGACTATATTCTTGGATTAACAGATGAACGGGAACGTTTAGTCAGTCTATCGCTAAAATCTGTTGAATATGAACATATCCAAAAATACCGTGCACTTGATCCCTATGGTCAGGACATTGTTGATACTATATTAGACAAAGAAACCGCCCGCATAAAAGAATACGGCCCGCTTACCACTCCGACTATCGTAGAATACCAATCGCATCCCGACAGCAAGATCATCGTTCTTCCTTATTTCCGTGCCGGTGTCTCTGCCGGATCCGGAATATTTATTCTTGGAAACGAAGCTGAAGATGAAATAGAACTTCCGAACCTCCCGGAATATGCTGCTGCCGACTTTGCCATTGATGTTAATGGTCAGAGTATGGAGCCTGAATTTTCTGATAAAGATATTGCCCTGGTGAACCAGGATGCCGAAATGCAATTAGGTGATATCGGGGTATTTGTAATAAACGGAAATGCTTTTATAAAAGAATTAGGTGAAAAAGAATTAATCTCCCATAATAAAGATTTCAAAAATATTGCTATTCATAGTGGTGATAATATCGTCTGTATGGGAAAAGTAATAGGAAAAGTTAAATAAGAATATAAAAAGAGCCCCTGATTAGGACTCTTGGCGCATAATCGTTATAGTAATTGGTTTTAAAGTATCCACGATCCCACCACATGGATCCGGAGCTGCATTTACAGGATGCATATCCCATAAATAGTTTCCAAGATACTCCAGCAATGTAGCAAGGTCTTCCTTGGTATAGCTGCCACTTATCTGGTGGCCGTCTCGATCAGTAAATGAAAACCTTGCTTCCAAGTTACCTATTGTATGCTTATTCATAAAAGCACCACCTTTCGAAGGGAATAGCACAAAAACCTTTTGAAATTATCATAGCATACGGCAAAATAATATGCATTATATCTTCTTTAAACAAAGAGATATGCAAAGAAAGGAAGTGTTCACAATGATGTATCCCTATTTAACCTTAAACGATGATACAGAAATTACTCATTCCGAAGTACGTCCGGATGGCCGTGTGAAAGTTTACATCGAAACCCCGGATGAAAAAGACGGTTTTCATGATGCCACCTGCTATCTTCCAGATTATACATGGGAAAGCATTCACGGATATTCTGATCAGGAAATGGAATATTTCAAGCGCCTGATTCGTGACAATGCTCATCTTATTCTGGAATTTGCCCAGGAAGGAGGCGTATTGAATGCCTCAAATTTTTAG